GCTGACCGTATTATTTCCTGCATCAACAAACAGCATGTGAGTGTTGCTGTCAGACTCAACGCGGAAATCAGAGTCAGCGCCACTTTCGTTAAATATGGCTCCAATTTCATTTTTCCACTGACCACTCCAATCAAGTTCCGCACGCTGTACCCTGCTTCCATTATGGTAGCCTTGAAATATCAAACCCGATTTTGTGGTAGGAGTCGTATCAGTGTCGCCGTAAACAATAATATTGTTTGATCCGCCATTACCGCTAGACAGCATTTCAAGAATCGCGTTTCGATCATTTACGGCATCTGTTGATCTGATACTAATAGCAGTTGTGCCGCCGGAAGCGATAGACAGCACTCTGCCAGTGGCGGAAACTCCGCTTGCAAGTGTAGAGGATGGCGCAGAATCATTTATGCCGATATTGCCATTAGTGGCATCAACAAACAGCGCGTGAGTAGAGCTGGCACTCTCAACGCGGAAGTCGTTATCCCCGCCACTGTCATTAGCAACTAGAGATTGGTCAACATTCAAACTGGTGTTTTTTACAATAAGCGGTCTCCAGCCAGTACCCGCATCTACAGCGGTAATAACACCGTAATCATTAGCATAGTCATAAGCAATCGCCACCCCTTTTGTAATATCAGAAGCGCTAGTGACAAACAGCGTTCGGTATTCGCTGGCCGCGTTGTCACCGACGACCTGTAAATTGCCGTAGCCGCCCGAACTGCCGACAGTTACTAAGTTTTCACTTGCATCTACAAACAACGCAAAAGCATTGCCATTAGACTCAACGCGGAAGTCTTGGTCGTTGCTGTCATCGTTAAAGGTTACTGCGTTCCCATTTTGCCATTTTTGCATTGAGGTAGTAACGGCCCCACCCCAAACAACATCCATACCTTGATCAGTTAATGCAACAATTCGATGGTCGTTAGTGTTGTTAGATGGGCGGAACATCGCTTGAGAACCTGTACGCCACTCAAAAATATTAGGGCCACCAAAACTTACCGCTTGTTGAGGGCTGCTTTCAAAAAGTCCTATTCTGTTAAGGCTGGCATCCACGAACAGTGTATGGGTGTTAATGTCAGACTCAACGCGGAAGTCGCTATCGCCCCCGTCCTCGTTAAATACAGCGGCGGCTTTGTGAATCAGCGTACCGCTGGAGTCGATACGCATACGTTCTGTGCTATTAGTGCCAAAAGCTATTTTACCATTGGTGTTATTAACCATAACATCCAGTTGGTCTGCGGTTTCGTTAAAGTTAATTTGAACGTTGCCGTTTGCCACAGTTTCAAGATAAACCTGCGGCGATACGCTTTTTATAGATAACTCACCAAAAGGACTATCCGTGCCAATACCAACATTGCCACTTGAGTCGATACGCATCTTTTCAGACGATGCTATTTCAAAAGCAAGCGGAACTGCCGCTGAATAAGTGTTTGCATGTATCTTTGCCAATGAGCTAGATGCGCTTAACTCAATAGTCCCGCTTGTGGATGTGTCGTCTGATACCCTTAATATAGAGCCACTGCCAGTTACTTGTAGCTTTGTAGTTGGACTCGCAGTGCCAATACCAACGTTGCCGCTGGAGTCTATGGTCATGCCTGTGGCGGTAAAATCACTACCGCCTGTTATGTTGCTAATCTTAAATTTGTCAGAATCTGAATTATCAACACCGGCAAGCCACTCAGTTGTAGCGCCAATCAGAAACGAAATAGCGGCATCGCCAGTACCGTCTTGTGTTAATTGCAAGGAACTAGCATTACCTACATTGGTATTGTTTAGATATATGCGTTGTTTTCCAAAAACATCTAATGGTGTTATAGGACTCGCAGTGCCAATACCTAGCCGCTCCGTAGAAGCATCCCAGAAGAACTTCGCAGTCGTGCCGGTGTCTTCGTAGAAGCTGACGTCTCCGCCTGAGCCGATACGCATACGTTCTGTGGTGCTTGTATAGAACTGAACATTAGAACCACTTAGGCCAAGAACCGCATCCGCTCCTGCATCAGTCGTACCTAGTATGGAGTTACCACCAAAAGCTGAATTGCTACTAAAAATTATGTTGTTGTTTGTACTGTTTTTAAAAGAAAACAAATTATTGGCAAAGGATGGCGCTCCATTAATACGCACAGTGCCGTCAGAATCAATCGTAACCGCAGTGCTTGTGGCGTTATCGTCGATGCCTGTGGAGGTGAATGTGGTGAAGGTTCCTGCGGCGGCTGTGGTTCCACCAATAACCGTATTGTCAACAGTTCCACCAGAAATGGTTAAATTATCTGCTACATACGCATCAGCAATAGCTGTACCTTGCCAGGTTCCTGTGCCAATTGTACCCACTGCCGTTATTTGCGTCTGAGAAGCGTCTACAGACAAAGTATCTGTAGTAAGGGTAAGCCCCGTACCTGCCGTTAAAGCAGTCTTAGAAACGCTTATAGCGGCGCTGGCGTTAACGTCAGCATTAACAATAACCCCAGAGCTAATAGCCGCTACGCCAGTATCGGCAATTGTTATATCGCCAGATACAACATTATCAATCCACTTTGTTGTTCCTGTGTCGTAAAACAGCAATGCCCCGTCAGCAGGCGTTGTAATGTTTACATCAGAAAGCTCTGAAAGCTGATCTGCTGTATCAACCTGAGCATCTACATACGCCTTAATTGACTCTGAAGTTGCCAAAGTTGTTGCGCTTGCTGTAGAAAACGTATCGTCATCAAGAACAGCTGTACCAGATACCCCTGTATTAATTACAGGAGAAGTCAAAGTTTTGTTTGTAAGCGTATCTGTTGTATCTCTTCCTACCAATACATCTGTTGATGTTGGCAAAGTAAGTGTTCCTGTATTGCTAATTGAGCTAATAACAGGGCTTGTTAATGTTTTGTTTATTAACGTATCTGTAGTTGCTCTACCAACCAAAGTATCAGTAGATGTTGGTAAGGTAAGTGTGCCAGTATTGCTGATGCTTGAAATTACTGGAGCAGTAAGCGTTTTGTTTGTAAGTGTTTGAGTTCCAGTAAGCGTAGTTACTGTAGAGTCAATAGCAACCGTCAGCGTATTAGTCGCGCCAGTTGTATCAATGCCTGTTCCGCCAGCAATAGTTAACGTTTCTGAATCCAAATCAATGCTTAATGCACCACCAGAATCGCCTTGAAAATCTAAATCCTGTGCCGTTACCTGACTATCTACATAAGCTTTTACAGATTGTTGCGTAGGCACAAGTGTCGCACTATCCGAAGCCATGTTGTCTTCATCAACAAAGGCAGTAATCGTAATAGCGCCATCAGACAAACTGCCGAATGTAACAGTCCCAGTAGTCGTTAATGAGGTAGGCGTTGTGCCAACTTCAATAACAGTGCCACCAGAGTCTTCGGTGTAAAGCCTTTTGTTTGTTAAATCAAATGCGGGTTCGCCTTGAACTAGATCACTAGCCAAAGGTGCGCCTGATCCATTCTTAAGTTTAATTGTGGTTGCCATGAACTACTCCAAGAAAAACGCGAAGTAAAAGTGAAAGGGGGCCGAAGCCCCCGCATGGATTAAGCAGATGGAACTGCTAGTACAAATCCAGCTTCAGGACGATACACCTGAACACCATAAAGAGTGTCTGCGGTGTACAGAGTAGACAAATACTCTTGCTTGTACTGAGTCTGTGATCGAACAGCCATTTGCTCAGCCATCACAACAGCTTCCGTATGGAAGAGCAGTGCGGCGCGAGTGTCGACAGTGCCAGCAGTGTTGTCAGCCGCCGACTCAATGGTTCTACAGTTGGCAGAAACGTAAACATCTACGCCATACAGATTACCAATCAAGCCATTGTTGACTGTACCGCCAGATACAAAGTCTGAAGACACATACCGATCAATACCCATAATCGCATTGCGCGTTGCAGGAGGAATAATCAAGTTACGATTTTCCATCGGTACGTTGTTGTCATCAAGCTTTTGAATCATGTCACGGAAAAATGCATCCGTAAATTCATCGCCAGCTACCAACGTGTCATCAGTGTACTGAGTGGTAGTGCCATTATCGTTAAAGAAACAGCCAGTGTGCTGGTAATCAGTTTCAGCAGGGCTAAACACAATAGCACCACCGTTACCAAAACCAGTACCAGCCGCATGCAAATCAAGGTCAACCTGAACAGCCAAGGCATAACCAGCGTCTTCAGTGTAGAACTGACGCAAAGAAGACAAAGCCTGTACTTCTACGATGTCCTCAATCAGACGCGAGTATTCAAAGTGACGGTTAATCGTAACAGTCAACTCTGACTCAGTGTTGGCAATGATTGTTACCGCAGTGTCAGCCGCTTTAGCATTGGCATCACCACGAGTAGGCTTAGGAATATGAATAACGTCCCCTTTC